ATCAGGTGATACCACCCGTGAGACAACTGCCTGTGCCTTTATCAATGGCACCAATCGTCTAGCCTTTACAACCAATGCCACAACTACCAATGGCTCTGTCTATATTGAAACAGAGAGCAGATTGGTTTCATCTGGTTATATTCAAACTGGCTTTGTCCGTTACAACACCCTTGAAGGTAAGATATTCAAACTACTTACCCCACGTATTGATACCACCAACGGTGGACTCAACATCTCATCTATTGCCTATGACAATACTGAGTATCCGATTGGTTCCTTTGCCCAAGAATCTAGCGTCTCTGAGATTGGTATTCCATACCCACAGGGAGCACAGGAATATATGGGCTTCAAGTTCACAATGACTCGTAACTCTACTGATAACACCAAGGGTCCATTGTTTACTGGTTATCAACTCAAGTCTCTACCAGCAGTACCACGTCAGAGACTTATCCAATACCCACTGTTCTGCTATGACAGAGAAGCCGATAAGTACGGCGTACAAGTGGGCTTTGAAGGTTCTGCTTGGGCAAGAATGCAACAACTCGAAGCAGTAGAAAACGCAGGCGATACCATCCGAATAGAGGACTTCCGTACAGGAGAATCTTATATTGGCCTGATAGAAGAGATGGATTTCATCAACCGTACACCGCAAGACAAGAGGTTCTCAGGCTTTGGCGGAACCTTAGTTGTCACTATTAGATCCGTATAGGAGCCATCAATGACCCCTGCTGATTGGGCAGCGCTTGTTGCCACCGTAATTGGTTTAGCCTCAACTTTGTTTATGGGACTACGGTGGTTAGTCCGTTCGTTTTTATTTGAACTCAAGCCCAATGGCGGGTCATCATTGAAAGACACAGTAGACAGACTTGAAAAGCGAGTCGATGAAATCTACAAGATTCTGGCAGAAAGAGGATGACGAATGAAACCACTTGCAAAGAGTGCAACACCTGCAGCCATTGCCGTTCTACGGCAGGCAACTGCGCTTGCTCCCAAGCGCAAGAAGGCATCGGATGGCCTACTACCAAGCAAGGCTCACATCAAGGCAAGTCCTAACTCAGATCACAACACAGGACTAGCAGTAGACCTGACCCACGATCCAAAGGCAGGTATTGACTGTGCCGAGATATTTGAAAAACTCAAAGAAGATGAAAGGGTTTCTTACCTCATCTTCAATAAGAAAATTTGGTCGCGCATCAAGGCTAAGTCTGGTAATCGTCCTTACAGTGGTAGTAACCCTCACTCTAAACATCTTCATATTTCTATCAACGCTGATAGCGCTAATGACACTAGTCCTTGGTTTTGGTGGATGAATCAACCTAAAGTTGTGAACCAGGTGAAGGCTGCCTTACAGCCTCAACCAAAGAAGAAGGTGGCAGAAGGTGTCAATATGGCACCTGTATGTACCTGCTGCAAGGTTCACGGCAAACAAAAGAAAGGCAAATAATGGAAACACTAAAGCAAATATCGCTGACGTGGTTTCGTGCTGCAGCCTCTGCTGCTATTGCACTCTACCTCGCAGGAGAAACTGATCTCAAGACTCTAGGAACCGCAGCACTTGCTGGATTCCTTGGTCCTGTGTTGAAGTACCTCGACACATCCGCTAAAGATTTTGGTCGCGGAGCAGCATAGTTTGTAGATAGCGCGAGGCAAAAGGCCCCTCAGGAGAAATCCTGGGGGGCTATTTTTTGTTGCCTAAAAACTATTCTCTTCTTTATCCACTGGGCAAGGTATGCGTACTAGGTTGCCACAGTTAGCACAGGTGGCATCTAGCGCCCACCAGGATATGTTGTAGTCATCGAACTGAGCGAAGATAGAGAAGACTGTACAGCCACAAGAACAAGCGTGGACTGGACCTAGACTGCGTAGATCAGCAGCAGTGATAGGCGGTAGGCTATCCTTATATTTCAGCAGCCGAAGTAGACGGAACCACATTCTCTGCACGGCTCCCTCCTAAGGTCGGTCGCCTCTCGGCCTTCGGCCTCGGCACCGCCAGGTGCCGTTTATTCGCCTTCGGCTCATATTGTAATAATCCATTAGTGTGTCGCTGACACGACACGCCGTATCTTCCATTACCATTATCCAGTGACCACATTAGTAGCCATCGAGTTAGAAGATAGAGCAGTACTAGCAGCAGATAGTCAGATAACTGAAGACAACCTGCGAACTATTAGTAGTTCCACTCCCAAGATTATTCACGTAGGCAAGTACCTACTAGGTCTTGTCGGTGATGCTAGACCAGGAGATATCCTTTCCTATAACTGGACTCCACCTGTATACAAAGGTGCAGATCCCGTGCAGTGGATGGGTAAGAAAGTACTACCGTCCATACTCAAGGCATTCAAAGAGAATGGATATGACCCGTATGAAACGTCGAAAGATAAGGAAGCAGGATTCGACTACATTGTCGCGTTTGATGGGAATGTATTCCATATCGCGACGGACTTATCGTTTATCAAATCTGACCATAAGATTTATGGAATCGGTAGTGGCGGTGCTTATGCTCTCGGTTATCTTTATGATCGTATGGGTCGTCTCACTATTGGTAATGTAGAGCAACACGCCGAGAAAGCCGTTCAGATTGCATCAATGCTTGACATCAATACCTGCCCTCCGATTCAATTAGTTATTCAAATGAAGGAGTTGGGATGAGGAGAAATTGGTCGCAGTGGAGTATCTACTTGAACCCTAATAGCCTACAAAACTGGGGTATTGGTATCAATTACTACCACGAATATGAATCAACACCGTTTGTGATAATGGCTAGAGTTTGTCAGATAGACCTGCTATTCTTCAATATCACAATAACAAGATGGGAAAATGCACGGTGGCGATAGATCCAAAAGAATTACTTATCAAGGCGCTGCACGAAAAAGAGAACAAGCGCCCACGTTCTACTCAGGTACAGGTTGGACCATCAGAGTTAGGTGGTTGCCGTCGTAAGGTTTGGTACAAATTGAATAACCAGCCTGAGACTAATGAGAACGAGATGAAACTCGCAGCGATTATGGGTACTGCAATCCATTCATCTATCGAGGCTGCGCTTGCTAATAACAAAGAAGTGATGCTTGAAGCCACTGTTGAACACAATGGAATGAAGGCACACGTTGATTGCTTCATCCCCACTACTGGTGATGTGATCGACTGGAAGACTGTCAAGGTCAAGAACCTTGCCTATTTTCCAAGCCTCCAGCAACGCTGGCAGGTACATACTTACGGATACCTCATAGAACAAAGTGGATTGGGGAAGGTCCACAATGTGCATCTTGTGGCTATTCCACGAGACGGTGACGAGCGCGATGTAAAGGTCCACTCTGAGAAGTACGATTCTTCCATTGCGCTTGAAGCCCTATCTTGGTTGGCTGGTGTCAAAGAGTCACAGACTCCACCAGAACCAGAAAAGGATGAGAGTTACTGTAAGTTCTATTGTAAATACTACGACGCATCAGGTGAGATGGGATGCGTTGGTCTAAAAAAAGAACGTACAAAAACTGAATTACCGATAATCGAAAACAGAGAAGTTTCAGATAGGGCATTGACCTATCTACAATTAGATAATAAAATAAAAGAATTGACTACACAAAAAGATTCTTTGAAAGAAGAACTTGCTGGCGTAGTCGGTGTCACTGACACAGGAGTAGAAGTTCGGTGGTCTACTGTGGCTGGTGCTAAACAAGTGAATAAGGAAAAGGTCGAAGAACTTCTTGGCTATGTTCCTACAATCGAAGGCAAAGAAAGTCTGCGCCTTTCTGTCAAACATAATGGAGGTAAATAGTGGCTGCAAGTGAATCAACAAAGTTCCAAGTGAATTTCAAATCACCAGATGGAACTCTTATCAATCTCTACGCTGCAAACAAGGAGGAACTAGAATCGCTGCTGACTGCAGCGCAGGACTTTTCCGCCCTCATTGGAAGCGTTAGCCAATCATTCTCAGGCGCTCGTTCTGCTGCGCCCGTATCATCTGGTGGATTCTCACCAGCACCAGCAAAACCGCAGGTAGTAGAAGGACAGACACCTGAATGTAAGCACGGACAGATGTCATTCCGTACTGGCAATGGTGCGAAAGGACCTTGGAAGGCTTGGATGTGTGCTGCACCGAAGGGTGCGCCTGACAAGTGCGACGCAATCTGGGTTCGATAACCAGGTGCGCGACCCACGAGAGTACGAAAGTCCTCTCTGTGCGGAAGTTGATGGCGACTACTGGTTCCCAGAAGATCTATCTGGTTACGGAAAAAACGAGAACGTCAATCTCGCTAAACGTATCTGTGGAAACTGTCGTCACCGAACTGAATGCGCTGAATGGGGAATCAATAAAGAACGCTACGGTATGTGGGGAGGACTCACTGCTCGTCAGCGTCAAACAATAAGAAGAAAACTTGGAATAGTTCTACCAAAGGAAGAGAGGGAGGAGAGAAGTGCTTAGACTTTCTCGTGCGTGGCAATCCACGAACGTCAAGGCTACGCCCCTACCCGATGTATGGAAATCTCTTGTCTCCACTGATGTCAATGTAAAGTTCAGACGAGGACAAGTCTGTATGGTTGCTGCTGCACCCAATGCAGGTAAGTCTATGTTTGCTTTGGTCTATGCGATAAAGGCCAACATCCCAACACTCTTCTTCTCAGCAGATACAGATACCGCAACTGTAATGATCCGTACTGCTGCTCATCTGTCAGGTCATTCACAACTGACAGTTGAAACTAATTTACAAAACAATCCACGTCATTACCAAGAATATCTTTCTAAGATGCAGAACATACAGTGGGTCTTTGACT